GGAAAGATATCCACATAAGGACCAGTCTTGTGTGCTATGCCTGGATTGGCACGTAGATAAAACTTGCCGCCAGTTTCCAACAAACTAACACAGTGACTGAAACGCTGTTCAATTTCGTCACGACTATTGAAATTGATACTGCCCAGGGCCATGATATGATCGTATTTGTGACTGACTCGATACTCCAATATGTCAACTTCATAATCAGCACAGTTGTTATAAGGATCAATGCCCACTAAGTTAGGTATACGTCCTTTAAAAGGATGATAGCCACAGCCCACATCTAATACATTTTTAGGATTTAGTTTGTTGATTTCTTCTGCCAACTCCCACCCAGTATAATCATAATCTCCTGTACGTGGTTTCCAAATTTCACCAAAGAAACGTTTGGTATAACGTTCACTTAGATCTGCTGTGATTTCTTTAAGAGTGCCAATATAGTCGCAGGGCAAATGTAATTCAGCTTCCACTGCATCTTTAAACTTGCTATATCGCGCAGGAGTCCAGGGCAAATCCTGTACGATGGTATTTTCGTTAATACCATTAAAAATTTTTGCATACTTGGGTAAATTAAACGCAAGTTGTAAATTTTTTTGTAAAAGCGTAAAAATTTTAATGTTCATAGTAAATTTTAGGTATCCGTAATAAATAAAAGATGTAACTAGTATATAGTGTCTTAGTTCACTATTATAATATCAAAGGACATATTTTATGAAAAAAATATTAGCAATATTGGCCTTAATTCCTGCACTAGCATTTGCATGGCAACCCACTAAACCTATTACGGTTGTGTTCCCCAATGGCCCGGGAGCAGGCAACGAAATCTCATTTCGTATTGTGGCAGAGATTGTAGAAAAACAAACTGGAGCAAAATTTGTTCCAGAATATCGCCCAGGCGCAGACGGTAACATTGCTATCAATCACTTTGTAACTGTTCCACGTGATGGCCATACCATTTCAGTACCTGCTTGCCAAAGCAACTGGGTTACACCCGAAATTTGGTATTCAAACATGATCAAATACAATCCCATGGATTTAGAACCTATTGCCAACATTGCTCGCAGTCCCTTGGCATTCTGGGCACATCCTAACAGCAAAATTAACACACCCGAAGAATTTGTAGCCGCTATTCGCAATCGACAAAAACTGACTGTGGCCATTGGTGGCGGTGGCCACAAGCTGGCAGTTGAGTATCTTGTGGATAAGGTAAGTGTACCTGGTAGTGATAACTTACAAACTATAATGTACAAAGGCCCTGCACAGGCTCTATTAGATGTCATGGGCGGACATGTGGAATTTGGAGTAACTCCTGTGGCAGTGGGTTATCCGCATGTGCAAGCTGGCAAACTAAAGTTCATTGGCATAGCTGACACACGTACTTTACCCGGACTTGAACATATTCCTTTGATGAGCAAGGCTGCTCCTGGACTAAGCATACACGGTTGCTGGAATATGGTGTTGCCACCCAGTACGCCAGCTGAAATACAAGCATGGTATCGTGATCAGTTTGTACCAGCAATTCGCAGTGCAGAAGCGGCCGCTAAGTTCAAAGAAAACATGATGTACATTACTCCTGCTGAACACAGCGCCGCAGGTGTTAGAGCCAGCATGGTACGCCTGCAACAGACATGGCAACCGATTGCTCGTAGAATTAACCCTAACCAATGAAAATAGGTATTAGCATGGAAATGACCCGTGTGCTACGTGATACGTGGCATGCGGCACTAAATCATGAATGGTATGATATATTTGCAGGGCATGAAATTATTCCGCTATCATGTCATGGCACAGAACCCAATACAGACGAATTTGATCTAATTGTACTCACTGGTGGAAATGATACAGTTAAATTCAAAACTTGGCGTAATAATGTATATCCTTTGCGTGACAAATTTGAACATAAGTTAATTCGTCAATGCTTAATATCACGTACACCGTTAATTGGTATCTGTAGAGGCAGTCATTTTCTTAATTTAGAACAAGGCGGCTCAGTACAATTAATGGAAGAACCCTATGACAATGTGCGTATACAATTGCCTGCATTTGAAGTTACATGTCATCACACTATATGCATAGATCAACTTGCACCAGGATTCGAAATACTACAGCAAGATTCTAAGGGCATAATTGAACTGGCCATACATAAAGAAAACCGTCAGCTAGGTATAGGCTGGCACCCAGAACGTGCTGTTAATGCACACACTAGAACATACATATCGGAAGTAATTAAATCATTATGAAATACATATTTGTAGCCGGCGCTCCAGGCAGTAAATGGAGCAGTGTAGTTAAAAACATTTACTACAGTGCAGATGTAGATCGCACAGACTATAGCGAAGCACGTACATACTATCACGACGCAGGTGATACTGGTGTCAAAGACCTGATGCACATTGGTGCTTACTTTGATCCAGGAATGGAATCTAATTTGCCTGACAATTTAGATCAGTATAGTCGAGAAGAGTTAGAACAATTATTCGACAAAGAATTCTCAGGCACAGGCATTCGTATTATCAAAAGTCATATATTTTCAAATCACATTGAATTTATTAAAAAGACTTGGCCCGAATGTCCACTAATACTTGTGCATCGCAGTGATGATAGTTGTTTAGGTTGGTGGGTCAAATGTGGACATTTTAATATCACATATCCACTGTATCATGAATATTATGTAGATTTAAAAACAATGGCCACAATTATTAAACAGCAAAATAAAGGCATCCTGGACGCTTGGTGGAAATACAATGGTTTGATTGTTACAGACAACACACAATTATCAACAGCGGTAAATATACAAGCACCATTAGAAGAATACAGACAAGATTATGTAGTATCAGATATAAAGGTAAAAGTAATATGAACAGCGACTGGGCCATAACACGACAAAGAAGTCAATATCATTTTGACACAACAACAATGGATCCTAGATGGGATACAGTTCTTCATCTGGGAAATATACAATCTAATTGGAACGATGAACTACAAAATGTCATTGAAAATTCAAAACCTGTGACATGGAGAACACGCGGCAAAGAAAACGATCCATTGACTCGTCCTGACCTGGATTACGACAGAGAAGAATATGACTTAGAACGAATAGGCATGGGCAAGGATTATATTGTAACAAATCTAAGCTATGACATCCCCGCTTTATTTCAAAATATTGCAGACCAATTTGTCTTAGATAACAGTATGACACGCATTCATGTACAGTATCCTGGGCAAGTATGGAATCTACATTTAGATAAATTAGAAAAATGGATGCCAGCTGATCCCACGCAAGTTGTGCGTTATTTTGTGCAATTAACAGACTGGCAACAAGGCCAGTTTTGGAGTTATGGGAATTATATGTGGAGTGGCTGGCGAGCCGGAGATGTGTCTACATTTGATTGGTTAAATGTGCCACATAGTACAGCAAACGCAGGGCACGTACCAAGAGCCACATTACAAATTACTGGTATTAAAACAGAAAAGACTACAGAGTTCTTAAAGAAATTATCACAGACTGTATAAATCAATAACTGCCTGGACAAGTTTGATTTATCCAAGTAATTAGATCCTCCATCCAGGTACCATTGATATAACTGTTATAAGATTTGTTAAATGTAGATTCTATCATGGCAATGTTGTCATTATGATATTGTTCGATTGAATTGACATTTAATGCTGATTCCATATCAAAATGTTCCTTCCAAATATTTACAGTATTATTAGGATTTAACATGATATCACTAAAATTTAAGTTGAGCGCATTGTCATACTTTGCTTGACTAATGGGCTGATATCTATTTTCAAATAAGAACTTGACACTGTCAATGGCATGTTCACAACCTTCCATAATGGCTAAACTTTCAAACATATATAAAAATCCTCGGCTGCTGACCTGATCGATTATTGCTTGCATTTTTGTATTACGTCGATAAAGATTCAACTGATGCTGATAAAAAGGCATTTTAGGATGATCGCTGTTAAATCTCTGAGTGGATACTTTAATCCACATCAGTGAGTAATACAGGGGCAACAAACTATTTTCTGTATACAATTTTATATACTTGCATCTGGGTAAATTTACTTGTATAGACTCTGTACTGTAATGATGCGATGGAATAATTAGATTTTTGTCTTTAAACTTGTTGTCTATAGCGTTACGTGTTTCATCAGTAATATTGTACTGTGGTGTATGATTGAATACACTTTTAAAATTTATACCAAATTCTTCCAATGGATTTGAATTATTCCATGGATTATTTTTACCGGCCGCGGAGTTCATATCCAAATCGTAAAAATTCGAATCTTTGGATATAGTTCTGCAGAGAAAATCGCCGCACTGGCCAGCAACGTAAGTAAACAAGTATATATTAGGCATGTGTTTATTTATTAATAGTGATCAGGGCAAACCAAACTTACATATTCGGCCAATTGATCAAGCCAATTGATTTTTAAGTATTGATCTATAGATTTATTAAATCTACTTTCTATTAGATTTATATTGTTTTGATGGTATTCTGTAATCACATTTGCGTTTAGTATTGTCTGCATATCCAGTATGTCAGACCACAATTTTACATTATCTTCGGGTTTTTCATACATTGCATCCAGATCTAAGTTAATACTATTGGTCAATTGCATCTTATTATATTTTTGATAAATTGAAAAATGTTGTTTTATGAAATCAATGCCGTTATGTAATCCCATATGAATAGCTTGTATTTCCCACGAATATACATATCCCCTGTTCTGAATGTTTTTTATCTGTTCTAATAATACAGGATTATCTTTATGTCTTTCTTTGAATCTGTCAAATCTTATAATCATATCTTCTTGTTGTTTAGTTATTTTGTAAACTTTACACCATGCTTTAATACAAAGCAATGTATAATAAAAATAAGCACTACTATCAGTTGCTACTAATTTTAGTCGTTTTACTCGAGGTAAATTTGGTAATAAATCCGTCATTGAATGAGCAGGAATAATAAGATTCTTTTCGCTAAACTCTTTATCAATTTGATCCCTAACTATGTCACTGACCGGAGACTTGTCTAATTCACTGACAAAACTTTTAAAGTTTAATTTATATTTTTCAAAAGGATTGTCGTTAACCCATTGAAAATTAACTGTAGTTTCTTTAAACAATGTAGGATAATAATTAGGATCTTGACTGATTTGATGACATAGAAAGTCGCCGCCATGGCCGCCGCAGTAGCTGAACAAGTATATATTAGGCATGTGTCTATTTATTGACACAAAATGGATCCTGCTGTATAATACAAGCTTGTTCATTAAAGGAGTATCCATGTCTCAAATGTTTAGTGTAGCAGTTAACACTCCAGCAAAAGCTAAAGTTGTCTATTATAAAGATAAGGAAACTTACAAAATTGTCTTTGCGTTTAATGTGCATAAAAAAGTAAAAGATAACGGACAAGTTGTACACATATTCCCAACACAAGCAAAATGCGCTTATGTTAGTGGAGATATTAGTTACGAGACACTACAAGCAGATCGAGAGCGTATTATTGCTCAAGCAATGCAAACTATGCGTACAGACAATATCGAATTCGTTTAAATTGACACAAAGTCTTTATGCTGTTATAATAGCAGTATAAAGACTAACTAATCGGAGTTAAAATGAGTGTATGTGCAAGCCATATTTGGGCATTGGAAAGTCATCCAAGTCGTCTAAATAAAGAAGCTATCATCGAAGAGATTGCCAAAGAAGGCAATGAAGAATTTTTTCAAGGCTGTCGATTAGCCCTTGACCCAATGATTACATTTGGTCTAAAACAAATACCGGAGAAAAAAGATGCGGATGGTCCTGGCCTATCTTGGGATGTGTTTAGTCTCACTATTACTGGCTTTGTTAATCGCCAACTCACAGGCAACCTTGCTCGTGACACAGTTGCCCGTATGATGC